CGTTTAAATATTGTATTAATTTATTTATGTACCATTCAGCTTTGCTAATATCGGTTAAACAAGCATCAACAGATCCATTCTCTTTAGAACCAAACCTCATAGAATATTTAAGCACTTGCGATCTACAATAACCAATTACCTCCATAGGGGATAACTGGCTAGAGATAGCATCAAATGTTTCAATGCTTTTATTTTTATAATGAGGTGGGTTAATCTGATCTTTCATTAAAATGGTGCATCTTCCTTAGCAACAATTTCAGAAATTTTTAAACTAATATCTGGTTGTCCCTCTTTTGTTTTTTCTGTATTTAGCCATGCAGCTAAATTCATTTTCTTTCCACCAACAGTTATGTTGCCATTGTAGTGTGGGTATTTTTTACCAGCTACATCTGAATCTCTTGCTTGTCTTTTCCAAAGTGCTGCTGAATTATCGTAATCACTCATATTATTGTTTCCTATTGTTGATTTGTTTTTGTAGTGAAATGTAAGAATCTTCAATTCGTTGTTGTTGAATTAAATCTTCCCATATTGTTTGAAGTTCCTCAAGGTACTCTTTACGCAAGTCATTTAAATTATTTTCAAATTGACCAAGTGTTTTAGAGTGTTCGGCAGTTGTTTTTAGTACCTTAATCCATTCATTAGCCATTTGTTCTGTTGTTTGTTTTGTTTGTATTTTCTTTTCTTCTTTTGGCTCATCTTTTGGATAATTAACTTTGTGTCCATTTTCAAAAGTTTTATCTTTAACAACTTTCTTTTGTGGTTTTAAAAACTGTTCCATCTCCTCAGCAGTAGCTAACTCATCACCAAAGAAACCTAATATTGATAGACCTCTACCAATAGAAACTGTTTGTTGTTTTTCAAATTCTTTGTCAGCATTTTTCATTTGCTTAGACTCTCCAACACTTACTAACTTGTCATCTATATAAATGTTTGCTCTAAACTTATGAGATCCATTGGCTAGTTCTGTACTGTCAGTTTGAATAGACATTCTTTCGCCAAAATAATCTCTGACAAATTTAATTCTGTAAGGTACTGTAAGATATTTTCCTTTAGCACCTAGATTAGCATAATCGCTATCATCTATATTTTTTCTAAATTGTTGTATTGCGTCTTTCAAACTTCTCTCAATCATAGTTCTCCTTGCTCTCTCATTTTCTTTGTTGGGTTATTTATTTTTTCTGTAAGTTCTTTAATAATTTTATCTTTGTCCTGGATCTCTTGTCTAAGCTGACCATTCTTTTTTTGATGAGCTAAATTAATAGTTTCTAAATCTCTTATTCTTTCTTTAAGTGGTATGATTATTCCTGTATCAGACATAAGTTTTTAAATAATCCTCCATGTATTCTTGTGGGATTGAGTTCCACCAAAAACTTCCTTTACGAATTTCTGAAAAATCAGGGATATTTAGCCATAACAATTCATCAACTGAACCATTGGCAGCTTTTAATTTTTTTTCCCATGCAATTTCATAAGCGATTAATTCTTGTAAATTTCTTTTTAAGTTTTCTGGTTTAAGTTCTTCACAGTTATCTTCTGTAAATAAAATTCTATCTGTGGCACTTGCATAACTTAGTGATGGCTTTAATCCTGTTGTGTGTGAATACAAAGCAATTTGCATTAAATCTCCTGTAAAAGCTCTTTGGTCAATTTTAGGGTGTGAGCAAGTCCAATCACCAATTCTATTAGGATTCTCTTTTGTTTGTTTTGTTTTTAATGGTGCGTATTTAACTGTTGGAAATTTATTTTTTAAATCATTGATATGAGTATCGCCTGTTAAATCTATAAACATTCTAAATGGAACATTAATTGGATCTATCCATTTGACATGTTCAATTTCAGTTTGCCATTTTTGTTTAGGTAGTTCTTTAATATTTTCTATATGGTTTTGACATATATCTTTTAAAAATTTAATACCAAATTCAAACTTCATTTGGTCTTTCATATCAACAGTTACATAAGATTTTATTTTGTCTTGAATTTCTTTTTCAGCAATACATTCTTCAACTGATAAATTTTTTACAATAGCTTTTTCTGTAATATCATGTCCAAGTGTGCCTAAAGTTAAAGACGCATTAGTACATTTATCTCTTTGTTGTGCGTTTAATTTATATCTTTTAAAAGCTCTTAATGAGTGGGGTTCTTTATTAGCAGACACAGAGGTATTAGTGTCATTAAACTTTTGATATGCTTCACCAATTATTTTCAAATGATTTGTCATTTTCACAAATCAATAACATATTGGATATCTGATGTAAAGTATATTTCTCTGGTGTTAACTCTTTTTTTAGCTGTTATTTTTGCTAGGAAAGAAGCCTGATAGAGCTTGTGATGACCAAGATAAATTAATATTTTCTGCTAAAACACCTATTTTTTTTCCTGTTGAAACTGATCTATCAATTACGTCATAATTACCATTAGACAATAATTCTAAATAACCATGATAAACTATTTTAGATTTTGAATCCTGGCAGAATGATAATCTGTTATCTGCTTTAGTATCTACAAATTTATTATCTTTAAATACTATTATCATACCAGATAAAAGCTGAGTCTTATTAACGATACATACGCAATCAGCATATTTTGGTAAAACAAAAATATCAAACATATCTTTTTTTTTATATAAATTTACTTGACCATTGCCTGTTAATGCTCCAATACATTTTATTTGAGGTCGTTGACCTAAAAAATATTCTGGACTAACAAGGTTTTCATCAGGTTTTTTATTCATATTTGCAAAATGAGCTAAGTCATTTGCTAGATCAAGATCAGTAAAATATTTGGCTTGATTATCTTTTTTATTTAACAGTTTAGAAATCTGAACAGTTTTGTTTTTTTGTTCATCTTTTTTATAAACTTGTTTTATAAAAGTAGATATTTTTAAACCTCTAGTTTGGAATAATTCTTCTAAAGTTTTTTTATTAAAACCAAAATATTTGCCTATATAATCTTTTGCCATAACATCTAAAATATAAGCCTTATTATAAATGCTTTTTTTTGCTATTTCTATAATTAAATCATTCATTTTATTATCAAATTATTACCATTTATATCAGCGAAGTCAATAAAATATCTCTATCAGAGAAATCATATTTACCTCTTGTTTATTTTATTAATTTGTGCATAGTTAAAGCCTTGATTTGCTCACTACTTATCATCTAAATATTATGAAAATATTGATGTTAATTTTTGGTGTAGTTTCTAGTGATGGTCATTTAGAGCTAATAAAAGTCCCAATTACAAAGGCATTAAGCAATGTTACTTGCGAAAAAGCATTAGATAGTTTCGCCAATTTTGAGGAAAATCCCAAATATTCTAGTGGAAATGGTGAAACTTGGGGACATTATTACTATAAAAACAAGCCTGTATTCCTCCATATCTGCACAGAGAAAGGTGATGATGGAGAATAATAGCATTACCCTTGATTTGTATGAGATGCAATCAGCAGCTCATCTTGGAATACTCAGATGTTTAGAGTCTAAAAAGCATAAAGAGAATTGGGGTTATAATTATAAAGGTTCTCTTAACGATCAAATGGCTAAGTCTATATCTGGTGCTATGGGGGAGGTTGCAACAGCAAAGTTTTTAAATTGTTCGAAGTTTGAATATCATTGTAATGTTGGGGGTGTTCCTGATTTAGTTTTTAAAGATTTAAAGTTGCAAGTTAGAACGCAGCTTCCAAAAAATAATAATAATAATTCTTTAATCATAAGACCTAAAGCAAAGCCAGGAGAATTTTATATTTTAGTCATTGATGAAGCACCTAAGTTTAAAATTTTAGGATTTGTTAATTCAACTTATGTACTTGGACAGGAACAATGGAAAACTACTTTCGGACTTGACCGACCATTTTGTTATTCCATACCACCAGAAAAATTAACACCAATTAATTTATTAAAGGATAGCACTTGGAACTAGATATGTATGGAGATCCTAAAAAAAAATGTTGTGTTTGTGATAAGGGAGCAGACTTGAAAGAGGGTAATAAATATTATTGCTGTGATCACTATGCTTTGTATGTGCTTGGAAAACCTATGAGCCAAATTGAGAAAGAATTAAACGAATGACATGGACATTTGAAAAAGTAGATATTGATTTGCTAGACAACCTTAATCTCAATAGCCATGAGAAGTTATTATATATTTTAATTAGACGATTTCAGAATTGTAAAAATGGCATCAATGTGTCCAATAAATACTTAATGCGTAGAACAGGCATTAAATCTGAAATTACTCTGCGTAAATACCTAGACAACCTGACATTGTTTGGTCTTGTTGCAAGACATCAACCTAAACGAAACAAAGCTAACAATTACACCTTTGAAAGAAATAAAATGCAAGAAATTATCAGAATGAATAATGGAAAACGAAGAAGAATAAGCAACTCAATTAAGGAGAAAATACATAGCAAAAAGTTATACCAAGAAATTAACAAGGGTACTGTTATCAACATAAATAACAAGGTTCGGTAGTCAATTTTTATAGGTCATGGGGGTCAATTTTTATAGGTCTTAAATAGAACATACTTAATAGAAAATAATATATATGGAAA